ATTATAGGTTGTCCAGATGAAACTGTGTTAACCGCTTGACCAGGTTGACTAGGTTGCATAAGTTGACCTTGTTGGCTACCACCCTTACCTTGTGGCGCAACTCCTACAGGTGTTCCTGGAGGGTTTGCATCTTGTCCTGGTAAAGCAGAAGATGTTTTACCTCCTGACATTTGTGTTTGTTGTCCCATAGTTAACCTATTTGATATTGATATGAATTTGCATTAACAATAGTTGCAGATATTGATTGACCTAAATTTGTTCCAATTGAACTGTAATTGCTGAGATTAATGGTTGATGCAACTAAACTGTAGTTTCCTACCGATAATTGAGTTGTGTTTTGGTTGAAGATGTTTTGATAGCTAAAAGGAGATCCTAGTTGAGAATAAAACAAACCAGGGCTAGTTAAGTAATATTGATAAGTAGCACCAACATGATAAAACTCTTGTAACAATGTGTAAGTACTTCCATTGTAAAGATACAGTCCCCAAGTAGCACTTATGGCATATGCAGATGTAGTTCCATTGTTTGTATTGAAATAAATTGATCCAGATGCCCCTAAAACAGTACTAGCTACCTTAGTAACAGTAAAGTTAAATAAGTTGTAATAAGCACCAACTGTTGGAAGGTTTAATAAAGAAGTAGCATTTGTACCTCCTAATACTAAACCATTTAAATAAACTCCTGTACCATCATCAATAATATTAGATGAGGTTGTTCCAAAAGCAAAAGTACCATTTGGATTAATTAAACCACCTGCGCCAGAACCAATTGTATGATTTGTGTAATCAATAACAGGAGGTGTAGTACCTGCATTAATCGTAGATGAGTTAACTGTTACTGCATTTAATGTACCCGCAGTAATGGTTCCAAGGTTTGCGTTTATTGCGCTTAAATTACCTACTTTCAGGGTTGCCAAATAAGGAGCACCCCAAAGTGTTAAATTATTTGCAGGATTAAATATTCCATCTATTTGATAGACATTTTGACCTGCAAGGTAAGAAGGAGGAGTTGCAACCCAATGCTCACTTCCACCCCAAGTATTATCTGGAGGAAATGTTGCATTTCCTGTGGTTGTAAAAGTTGTTGGAGTTCCTGCCAAACTTGTGGAAGTTAATGCATAAGCACTTCTACCCTGCAAATTTGTTGCAGTAGAAACTTGAGTTAAATCAATAGGAGTAGCAGTTATTGGATTTTGATATGCAGGAGTTGGCTGAGATGTAGCAACCAACAGATTTATTTGCAATCCACCAAATGTTTGATACCAAAGAAGATTACCTCCTGAAAAAGTACCATTTATTTGATACCAAACGTAATCAGCAGGATTGGTTGAATAAACATTAGTATTTGTATTTCTCAATCCATAAAAACTATTTGTTGATAATGGAGTTGATGAAAAGTTAGAAGACCCAGAACCATTATCTGCATAAGCAATATCTAGATATCTATAAAGATATGCAGTAGTTTGGCCATTGGTTGCAGTAGCAGTAGTATTGGTTGAGTTAACTATTCCTGTACCAAAATTAGGATTAAAGTTGGTATTAAGATTTGCAAGGATGTAGTTGATTGCTCCCGCCAAATCTTGCGAAGATGAGTTTGGCTGAACAAAGTAAGTCATTAGAATGCATCCTCAACAATCGTAGATAAGAATGTCATAGCAGTCATATTCCATATACTTGTTGCATCATTAGAAGCGACTTTAAGCGCAACTGTTCTTACATCATTTTGTTGCGTAGTAACCCAAGGATTATCAGTAATGACAAAAACTGTTTCAGTCTCTCCAAATACAGGAGTTTGACCAACAGAACTTGATCCACCCAAAGTAATGCTTATTACAGGGTTAACAGATGGATTTGTTGTACTAACTTCAGGAAATAACCTATGTACATACAATTTATGTGGATAGGAAATAGGATTACCTTCAGGATCTAACAATGTCATGTTATCTCTTTGAAATAGAGTCGATATGGCATTTCCTGAAAAAGATGTACCTTGACCTGTCTGAACAAGTTGTAAGCCTCCTGCGCCTGTATTAGGTGCATAGACAACGCATCTAGATGATAGGTTAAATGTTCCACCTGTTGTGCCACCAGAATACACAGGAGCTTCTACTGCCATAGCAGAGTTATTAATTGTCTTAGGAGGATTCCATACTTTAAGATCGTATCTGTAAGACAACATCTTATTGCAATACCCAGTAGATGTTAAATCAGGATAGTAAATCTCTACTTGATATTTTTTAGTATTGTTAACCACATGAACGTGTTGTATGTAGTTAGAGTTTAAGTTGGAATAAAAGTAATTCTTTAGCTTTTGATTAGCCAAAGATACAAAGTTACTTCCATCAAATGCCCAAATATCTCTAGCATCAACTCCATAAACTACATCATCACCATTATCCCAACAGTTTTGATTAAGTAACCCTCTACCCTTTTTGAAAGGAGATATAGCAAATACAGGTGCGTTATAACTTTGGTAAGCTATTGGAGAAAAGATAACTGTATCCCAGTAGCTACAAACATAAAAGTTAGGACCCAAAGGAAAACCATCAATTATTGGACCTCTAACAGGAATTTCTAACTCGTTAGCAGTATTGGTAAGAGTTGGTGCCCAGGTTGCAGGAACACCAGTATTAGCAAAAGACTGACTCCATCTTACTGAAGTAGGATAGTTCTTTGTTGTTGTTGAAGTATTTTTAGTTAAGTTACCCGCAATAAGAATATTACCAATATTTGGAGAAGAAAATTCTCTAACAAATGCTGCGGTAACAGATGTAATACCTAATGATGTTTCATAGTTCCAAACATAAATATTTGGGCTTTGGTCAGGGTATGAATTGTCATACAGACGGATTTGGCTGTCTGATGGCAATAAATACATTGGCGGGTTAATGCTATCGTTGATGATAAACACTTGACCAATCCAAGATCCTGTTATTGATGGATTAGATGAATACCCTGTACCAACAAAAGGTGATGGAGGAGTTATTGTAGAAATACCTGCGTTATCTACTTTGTACCAAATTCCTGCTGAAGTAGCAATGATATAAGTCCAGTTATTGTTGTATCTAAAACCACCTTCAATAAAGATTATGTTTCCAGTTATTGCAGTTAATATTGATATTTCACCATCAACCTTTTTTAACCCACGAACATCTGCCTCAATGTTATAACCATTGTTATATTCACTTGGCAATAAAGCATTACTTGGAACATCAGGAGTAAAACTTAGATTGGCAAATGGAACTCTTAGTGGTGTATAACCTTCAGCCATGATTAACCTTTATGCAGAAGTTATAGTTTGCCAAACAGATCCTGTGTATATACAAAGTTTGCCAAGTGTTGAATCAAAAACAATATAACCCGCAGTAACTGTTAAAGCATTTTTTTGCGTAGTTGTTACCACAGGTACTTGTGCGCCATTTGTACCATCTAAAACAATCATATTAAACTCCTAATTGCTTTTGTGAAGCAACTTTAGCCTCATATGCTGATACTACTGCATCTGTCCACACCGCACTAGCAATAGCAGGTACAGGTGCAGGATCAGATTGTGCTTCTGTGTCTCCTGGGCATCTAACCCAACGATGAAAATTTCTTGCAATCTCAACACCATCTTTGGTGATGACTTCTGCTTGACGTATTTGAATAGTTCCGTCTTCTAGCACTTCTGTACGATCTATTACGTTTGTTGATGATAGTGTCATTTTGATTCCTTAGAATGTGGCTTGATAAACTGCTGTAAAAAATATGCTAACTGAAGCTGCGGTAGACCCACTTAATGCGGCAATATTAGAACCAATAACTTCAGTTGCAATATCTGAAATTCCTGAATTGTTAACAATTCTTCCTACAATACTTAAACTTGGAGATGTTGCTAAACAAGCAAAAGGCAAAGCAGAAATAACACCTCCTGCTGATAAAGCAACAGATGTTGATCCACCAACTTTTCCAGTAATATAAACTGTATTACCTATTTTTGTGTAAGTACCAGAGGAACTAAATGTTCCAACAACAGTTAATCCAGCACCCTGAGTTGGTGTCCATGTTCCTGTCTCATAGTCATTAAGCGTACTATTAGTAAGTGCAGAGGAATTACTAAATACTATGCCACCACCATTTTGTAGCATCTGTAAGTTATTACCAGTAGTAAACCCTGCTACGTTACTAGTACCATTATTAATAATGACATTACCAGCACCACTACCTGTAATTAGATCTATGTTAAGTTGACCATATGCCATGTTATGCTCCTACCTTTGCTTCTAGAGCTGTTACTTTTGCTGAGAGTTTGATTTCGTTCATTATGTTCCTTAAGCTATGTTAGCCGCTTTTAATCTTGCTCTTAGGGATTTCAACTCTGCAATAATGTTAGCCATTATTTCTGGAGAATCATAAGCCATTGATTGGTATACAGGAACAGTTCTTGTACCCATTACAGCAGGAGTTGTAATATTTCCTTGTTCATCTTTTACAGCAGGAGTTACTTCATATTGCTCTTCTTTTGTTGCATCTTTTGTGCCTTGAACTGATGACGGAGAAACCAATTGCACTTCGTCAGCTATAAACCCAACAAAAGGACTTCCGTCAGATTTAAAAGTTCCAACTTTAGGTTGCAAAGCATCTATAAAAGAACCTGATGTAGTAAGTTCACCAGTTACATTTTTTAATCTGTAATCAGATGGCTGATTTAATGTAGTAACAGTTCCATTTGTTGTAATACTTCCCGCTGATGTGTATGAAGTATTATAGAAAAATGAAATCAAAGAAATTGTTCCACTTGCTGCATTGTTCCATAATAACAATGGATTATTACTAGCACTTCCTGTTGCTTTGAAAGCTACTGTATTTCCAGAACTTACTGCTGATAATGTAGATTCGTTTATTAAAGCTGATGTTGTTCCAATGAATAAATGACTACTATTATCTAGTGTCATTGCTTGGGTAAATGTAATAGTTCCCCCTGCAGTTCCTGATGTAGCTATGTTCCAAAAATGAGATCCTTGATATTGCTGATAATAAGAAGCATTTACAGAAGATGCAGCATATTTATATCCACTGTTGTAATAAAAGTTAGACCCTAAAAGAACATTCCCAGAACCAGCTCCCCATAAAGAATTTCCATTACTTCCAACTTCTATTGCCTTTCCTAAACTCCAAGTTTCTGGCGTAACTCCTATACCTACGTTTTGAGCTGTATCTATTGTTACCGCAGTAGTAGGTGTACTACCTGTTTGCAGTTGTAGTGAACCACTTGTATCACTATTGATTACTGCACCACTAGTTGATGTACCTGCTGAAATGAGAGTTGACATTAAATTACCCCAATCTTTCTATTTAATAAACAAGCATCTAAATATGCACTTCTTGCGCTCTAAAGAATTACCCATCTTTGTCCTGTTGCTACTGTAATAGTAATTCCAGAATTTATACTTACTGGACCTACACTTAAACCATTTGTTCCTGCACCAATTGTATAACTTACGTTAGCAGTAGAGTTATTTACTTGAATAGCTCCACCCGCTTGTGCGCCACCAATTCCACCCCATTGACCATTTATATAACCTTCAAATTGATTAGTGGTTGTGTTAGCCCTTAACATTCCTGTAGAAGGAGATCCTGCACGTTGAGCAGTAGTTCCCGCAGGAACTTGAATTTCCCCTGTACCTGTCATAGTAATGTCACCAGATGCAGTAAGGGTTGTAACGCTTGTAGCACCTGTTAAAGCAAGATTATCCCCAGATTGGAGTTCCTCTATTTGCGTACCACTTATAACTAATGGAATTCTTGCAGTCATTTCTTTTCCTTAAACAAGAGGAACATTCACAATCGTTCCACCATATAGTAAAACTTGTATATAACTATTTACCGCCAGTACAACCCTTGTTACCCCTGTGTACAACAATACTGGCAAACCAGAATAAGCAATAGGACCAGTAGGTCCTGTCGGACCAAAAGTGCCTGTAGGACCTGTTGGACCAGTCGGACCACCATAAGGACCTGTTGGACCCAAAGGTCCCGTAGGACCCGTGGGACCGCTAACAGGCGGTGCAAAATAAAGAGCAGGAGTACTCCAACTAAGTACAGTTGGTGCAATAGAGTTAACTACTGAAACAGATACCCAAACATCATTACCAGTAGACGTTATTGGTGTTGCTGACCATCCAGTTGGAGGAGTTCCTACATTTGTAGTAAAGTTCCAAGAACCACCAGTTGGTGTTGCAGGTTGAGTAACACTTTGAATGTAAATAGGCCATATAAAATAGGTAACTGTGTTTACACCTGGGTTACCATATAACCCATTGTTTTCACCATTCCCAGAATAATAGCTACTTGTTATCATTTAAGTCTTCTTGCATTTGTAATAAGTTGTTAATTAACCTAACGTCCGTAGGGTTTAATTCTACTGCTTTCTGACAAAATTCAATTGCTTTTCCCTTTAGCCCAATATTCCACGCAGAAATACTGGCTAAATCCCAAGGTTTTTCAGTCCAAGCACTTGGATCCATTGTGTAAACCGCTTCCTTGTCTGTTATTTTCAATGCAGTCATTGCACTTGAATAACACTCTTCCCACATAGAACATCTGTAAGAATACATTGCCAAATCTAACCAAGGTTCTCTAGTGTTAGGAGCTTCTGCACAAGCCAACCTGTACCATTTTAGGCATTCCCAATGGTTAGCCAGTTCTTCATAGCTTTTGCCTAATAACCTCATTGCATAGCATCTTTCATTAATCCAAGTGGCTTCAGGCATTTTTAAATACTTATGTAAAGCATCTATAGCCTCTTGCCAACGATAATTAAAGGTTAATTCTCTGCAATGATAAAAAGCATTCCTTGGACAATGTGGATCTTCTTTAACCGCCATCTCTAGTAAATCCATATACTGACCTCTTGATTTTGTTGGATCAGGTTTATGAACTACTAACAACATATCTGTTTGTGCCCAAACTTCTGAAGTTCTTGGGTCTGGAATTGGATACTCATGAACTGGGTGCTTCCACATATAACCTTTTCTTGCATGAATCTTTTCATAGTAAAAGGCTATTCCTGCTCCCCAATCAAACTTATATCTTAATCTGGTTGTTTCAGGTTTCCAAACCCGTTCAATCTCTTCTCTCCAACCAGGTTGCAACTCTTCATCTAAATCTAAACTAATGCAAATATCAATGTCATCAGGTATTGAAAAAAGCACAGTTTCCCTTGCTTTATCAAACCTCCAAGGACTAACTCTTACATCATGTACAACAACATTTTCATGCTCTAATGCCAATTCAACTGTTTTATCTGTAGATCCAGTATCACCAATCACAATAAGATCTGCATCTTTTGCTGACTGACAAAACCTATTTACAAACTTTTCTTCATTCTTAGATATCGCATAAACCGCTATCTTCATAATCTAATCCCTATAAAATCAAAAATCTAGATCCATTCGGTACAGTAACAGTAACTCCATTGCTTAATGTAATAGGTCCAATTGCTTGAGCAGAATAACCAGTAGGTATAACCACAGACGTACTCAAAGTCATAGAGTTAATTATTAACCCTTGAACACTTAACCCACCAGTAGTAGGAATAAGTTTGTCTGCTACGTTGTCTTGGTTAATAGCCATGATTAAACGTCCGTTGCGCCTTGGTATTGAGACATTGTTTTAAGAACTGTGTAGATTGCAGGCATGAGTTCGCCTTTACCTGCTAAGTCTGCTAGTCCAATGTAATGCGCATCTTCTCTTACAGGACTAAGATTTGAATCTCTAGCATCCTTTGAGAAATGCACAGATACCTGTACTTGGATATTGTCTTTGTTTCCAAAGAAGTTGGTTACTCTAGCGTAAGCCTCTGGTGCTGGTGCGCCAAATTGAGTTGTGCCTAAGTTTAGTTTAAGTGCCATGTTAGTTCCTTAATATGCCAATTCGTTAGTTTCTACCCTAGCTGACCATCTAATTGTAGTAGAGGCAACCCCTGTAACTTGTATCTGCAATGCTCCGTTAGTCGTATCTGCTACTGCCGCTACGCTTGATAATGTACCCCATCCTGCTGATATAGCACCAGATGTAGCTCCTAGTAATGTTACTGTTGGTGTTCCAACTAATGCAGTTGTTCCTACTCCGTTGCCCCTAGATATAACACCTTTGATTTCCCATCCCGCAATATCAGTTGTATTTGCTGAGTTGTGCGCTGATATTAATACTCTAAATGTGTAGACAGATACTGTTCCAGTTTGTCCGTTTGGTAATACCATTTGGTTTACTGTACCCGCAGCATTTCCATCAGAAGTTAACGCTACTGCACCTGTTGTGGTTGTAGTAGCAAGTAAATTAAGAAATCCTGATTGATAATAACCATTGCTATAAGCTGCAGTTCCAATTCCTATTGAAACATGGCCTGTAATCCCTCTAGAATAACCTGTAATTCCTCCTAATACAGTAGAATAATTTCCATTTGCAGTATTATATGCACCGCCTAAAACGGAAGATCCTTGATTAGTAGCTTGATTATTAAAGCCTCCAACAACAATTGAATTGTAGCCTGAAGCGGTATTTGGATAAATAGAACCACCACCTCCACCAACAAAAGAAAAATTGCCACTTGCAGTATTTTTTTGCCCTCCACCAACAAAACTGAAATCACCAGATGCTACGTTCCTATTACCCGCAGTACCCGCATCACCACCACCACCAATAAAGCTATATGAGCCTGTTGCTTGATTATTTCCTCCTCCTACTACTACTCCATGAGGTGTGTAGAAAGATAGGGTTGCGTTTGTTGAAGATGTAGCGTTTTGTGATAGGGTAAGAGATGTTCCTGAAATAGCCGCAACGTAAGTTTGATTTGCTATCGGTGTTCCAGTTATGTATTGACCTACTTTAATACTAGCATTTGTGCCTGATAAAGTAACCGCAGTAGAGCCAGATGTAATTGTAGAAGTTGCTTGAGTGGTTACTGCGGCATTAGCAGTTCCACTATTTGTATAACCACCACCTATAAAATTAAGTATTCCCGATGCAGAATTACTTTCCCCGCCAACAACAAGTGATTTAATTCCATTGGCAGTATTTGTTGTGCCTCCACCAACAAAAGTGTATACATTGTTTGAATTATTACTAGAACCACCAGATATAGTAGTAGCAAAACCACCTGTACCAACAGTATTTGTTGTACCTCCACCAATAACCCCATATTGACTAGAAACAGTATTGTTGATACCACCACTAATTGTTGCTTGTGTTCCTGATGTTACTTGTGTAGCAGCAGTTCTACTTGTCTGCCAATCAACCGCATTAGCACCCCTAGCATTACCACCTGTAGCAGTAGAATCTGTTTTTTGTGCCTGAAGTGCGCCTGTTCCCAATGGTTGCAAAACAAGAGGTGTATTTGTTCCTCCTGCCGCTTTAATTGCAGGATAAGAAGCATCCCCTACCACCTGAATATAAGTAGTAGAAGCATCTCCAAGGGTTGATGTTCCTGTGACTTCTAAGGTTGTGAATTTACCTGTGTTAGCAGTTGTAGCTCCTATTACTGTATTGTCTATAGTTAGACCAGTTAGTGCAGATGTGAATGTGGGTGCGCCCGTACCTCCAGAAACTAAAGGTTGTCCGCTAGTACCAGGTGCATTTAAAGCTAAAGCACTTGCTCCAGAATATGTAACCGCACCCGCACTAGCCGTTAAACTGGCATTAGTACCGCCCTTGTTTAACGCTATGTTGTTTCCGTTCCACGTTGCATTGGTTATAGAACCC